GAGATACTCTTTAAATATAACATACAACGTGCAAGTTCCCCACAAGTTGTCAGACAATTCAAAAATAACAACATAAATCGAACGTATGAACTATAAGAGCGTTTATAAATTAAAACATATATTGTTAACAATTTATTTACAATTATGACATACAGTGTTAACAGTAATACAGTAATATATAATCAGAAATAAAGAAAAGGAGATAACAAATATGAGAAAGTCAAATAATTATTTTAAATTTTTGGAGTATGTAACATATGGAAAAGACCATGATGACACTATTGATAAAGGTAATGACGTCTTGGAGTGCAAGTCATACGTATCAATTTCAGATATCGAGGATAAGTATAAAACAACGTTTGGACTTGAAAATCAATGGTTAACTTTTAAAAACATTCTTATTAATGAAGATACTTTATATGTTTATTACCTTGAGGGCGAAAATAGTAAACTTGTAGCGGTTTATCTTTTAGATAATTTTAAAACACAGAAAGAACTAAAAGATAGCATTACTACAGCATGTGTTGAATTCTTACATGATGTATTACTTGAGAAATCAGAAGAAACAGAAGAACCAGAAGAAACAGTAAAAGGCGTTATGGAAGTAAAGCAAGCATTGAATAGCCGTTTTGGAAAAGAGCAATATTTTGATACAGATAGTGTACAGCCAAATAAGACAATAATCGCAAAAATTGAAGATATCAATTATTGTCCTAATCAAAACACATGCTGTGCTGTTTCACCTTTTGTACATTGCGATTATAACTATAAATCAGACGCCTGCATTAAAGCGCATAAGATGGTTATTCATTATTGCGAGCAAGTGCATAAACACATAAAAGCAATACATAAACCAGAATGGCATAACGTTAGCCTGGCTAAACTTGCCAGCATTGATTTTGATATGCTTGACGAAAAACACAAGCTTGTACACGATATCAACCAGATATTAAAAGATGGTATCCGCAATTTATACAAATGTGAGAATCACATTGCATATGAAGCCTTAGAAAGATATGTACTCAGAAAATGCGATGAATTGATTCGACGCAATCATTTAAAATCGTTCTGGTTTTCATATATTGCACAACAGCTTGATGAGGTTAGAAGAAACACTATCTATTTATATGCTCCATATATTACAGCGCACAGAAATATATGGTAATGTCATAGCTGTTCTATCGGCTATACGGGAAGAAAGTGAGGATTAAGACATGGATAATTTAACAGCACAAAAGAAATTAAAACTTATCAGCGATTGTATCGTTGCAGAAAATTCTATTGGTAAGTGGCACATTGATATTAGAAAGATGTTTGCTTATTTGGCGGAACAAGCAGTATATGCAGAAACATCAAACGATATTAAGGACCTGGAAATTGCAAAAGTAACACTTGATTTTCTTGTAAAGGGGATTGTAAAATGATTTATTCAATTGTTGTGTGGGGCTTCGACACTGATAATGACTATCAGCACGACTGCTCCCATATTAAAGCTAAAAGTTTTAAGGAAGTGTTTGAATATATTATTAATTATAAATGGAAAGGGTGGACTTTTATAAAAATAGTAATTGAGATATTAGAAGAAAATCATTATAGTATAAAATATCATGATAACTATACTAATGAAAATGCCCTTTTTAACTGTAAGGCAGATAGTGAACTTGATGCAAAGATAAAGTTTAGATTGTGTAATGACTTTTCAGATACTAAACGTTATGTCATAATCAGTGTAAAAGTAGTAAAGAAATGAAATATCAAAAAGAGGGGCTTGAACCCCTCTTTCTTAATTCAATGCAATATTAAATTCTACTCCATATAACTGGATCTCATCAACGTTGGTATAAGTAGTATATCCACTTCCGCTGATATCAACTAATTGCAAGTAAATGCTACCACTATCTACTTGTGTTGCATCTACAGGATTGATAGTTAGAACCGCCATGCATTGATGATATCCGTTAGCGTCATGAATAACCGCGTTGCAACTGCAGGTACTTTGCTCATTCACAAAACTTAAATTATGGGTCATAACCTTGGTAGCAGCATTTGTAAAATTCTTTTTAGGTGTAAAAGCCAAATCAAGAAAGCTAGCCACATGCCTAAAGCTACAATGTGCGGTAGTATTAGTCAACACAACAGGCATTTTATAATCATTCAGTGTACAATCAACTCCATCAAGCGCGAATTCGCCGTTTCGATTCCATGACGCATATCCACCCATTGCCTTATAAATCATATCAGCAATTGACGCTTGCCCAGTAGCATTGGGGTGAATCTTATCACTAGCAAGAACTCCTACCCATCTTAAAGCACTGTCAGCGCCGCTTAAAAACTTAAACTTTCCCCAATAGGTTTCATATAAGCTTTTAATTTCATTGTATGCTTTTACTTTTTCTCTGGTAGTAAAACCGATTATAGGGGTTGCGATCCAGCCAATGTAAAGTGTTGCATTTGGTAACTGTGCCATTAAATCAATTGTATCTTTAATGCCGCTCTTGATAAGCGAAGCATCAACAAATTGGTCATTCCAACCGCCAGCAGCAACGACGTATTTCACCTGTTTCTTTTGCTTATCTGTAAGACCTGCTATTGCTTCTGATAGCAGAGCCGAAAAGTGAGTATTTGCACTAAATCCACTACCGCCTAAACTTTTATTAACATAAAAGCTCGCATCACTAAAGTACTTCTCATGCAAGATATCGCACCACGGTTTCACCATGCCATCGGGCGTATATCCTTGCCCGTATGAGTCGCCAATTGTAATGATTCCATAGTCTGTTAACCATGTGTCGATAATATCAGACAATTCGCCACTTTCCTTTAAAGAATCAAGATAATCGTCAATCGCCTGCATATAGTCCAAATTATCAATATAGTTTTGAACGTCTGTTTGCCACTTATTCCATTGTGTATAGTAATCATCCCATTTGGTATCAAGATCCTTTACAGTTCCCAGTAGCCAATCAAGGTTTAAATTGTGAAAATCTGTATACGGAAAATTAGAAAATGCCATGCAATCACCCCTTTATTTAAATTGTTCGGATGGAATGACATTATATTCGTTGCCGTCCTCACCCGTAATTAAAATTGGGTCAAAAGCTTTATCAAAATAGTGTCTATCTGGAATTTGTCCAAATTTTTCTATTACAAATCTAATTTCAGCATTTTTCGCCTCATCTAAAATGTGCAGTTCAGCATAATTAGGCGATTTGGAATTGATAGGTGGAAAAATAAGTACCGAATTCATAGCGACTCCAGTTTCAGCAAAGCCCCAAATATTTTTCAATCCAGTTACGTGTATCTGTTCGAATCTGTAGCCAGCTGGCAATGTAACAGTTGGACTGTCACCTACGGGTATTGAACAATAAACTGTGTTTCCTTCTATATGTAAAGACATACTAGCATACCCCCTTTTTCCCAACCAAAACCATCAATAACGCCAATAGAAATGGTTTCAAGCTCTTTTCCGCAGTGCATGAAAAAACCATGACCAATGTCAAGTCCTATGTGTCTACCTTTACCGCCAAAAGTTGTATACAGTAAATCTCCGTCTTTAGTCTTGTCAGGAGTTGTTATATTTGTACAACTGTTTATGTACGCAGTCGAATACATAAATTTTCCAGTAACAAGATTGATAAAGCCGCTACAGTCAATCACTGTCTTTCCTAAACAGAAAGCCTTGATTTGTGCTTTCTCTTGAGCGTTATACTTTTTAAAATAATTTGGTTCAGCGCTCCATAATGACTCAAAAACTTCAGGTGTACACTTCTGTCCCTTCGCTCCGTAAAGGTACGCGTACTTGTCACGGTTTTTGTAAAGCTCTCTTGCTTTTGCAATGTAAGAAACATTCTTATCTGGAATATCATATTTCATAGCTTAATTCTCCTTTTCTTTTACGATTGTTAACTCCTTTTCTTTTACGATTGTTAACAACTCTGTAATAACTTTTGTATTGTTATTTAGAGCGTCAACCCACTTTGCACTCTCTTGATCATGCTTTTCATACCAGCTCCTTCTTTCTTCTCTCTGTCTAATGTCAAGAGCGTTCACATACCACATTACAGCACCTAAACATACACACGGCACACCAACCATTTGTGCAATTTGCGCAATTGCGTTCATAATTTCCATATCACCACACTCCTATTAAAAGTTTATCTGCATAAAGCTTGCAAACCTCATCAAGAAAATTGTAAGCTTTAGACAAATCAATTTCCGCCTGCATCATTTGTTGGGAAGTTGTAACGCCTATGTTTCCGTGAATTCTTCCATCATGCTTTCCAGTTGTTGTTGATTCATCCAAACCATTAGTAACACTTCCATGCGATGTGTCAGCGCCAAAAGTTTGTGAATCACTTCCGCTATCAGTTGTGTTATCAGTGTTCGCAACCTCTGGAGTTGAAGAATTGAACGCCGCCACCTTATGTGTACTGTCAGAAACTTTTCCGAAAGTTGTTGTTACAGTACCTTTGCTAAACGTTTCTTCAGTATCAACTTTTCCCTTCTGGAAAGTGCCGCCGCCAGTGTCAGTCCAACTTTCCATTCTATCATAGTTTTCTATAGGATTGTATTCAAGCTGTGTTACTTCCCACAAGTGATCTATAGTCCATTGTAGCGACCTTGCTACACTTGTAACATGCCGTCTTAAGTATTTGGGATCTTGGTAAACGGGCGTCAAATCTCCGTATGATAGTAAAAAGTGTTCAATAAGTTGTTCTTTTGAAACACCTTTAGCATATATATCATTAAAGATATTATTATCATAGTCATACATAGTCGCTATTGGAAGTATAGTTCTCACGTTGTTCACCCCCTCTAATGTTAGGATATCGCAAACGTGCGCGAATGTCAAGGTTAAAATGTGTGTTAACTTTTTCTAAACATTCGTTAATAGTTTCAACCCACAATTCACATTTTGACATCACTGCGTTTTTGGTTTCTTCAACCTCATCTGTAATCATACGCTCTTTTTTCTCTGGTGCAGTATAAATTCCAATTTCCATATCAAAAGCATGTTTGAGTTTTTCAACGCTTTCTAATGCTGACTTTACAACATTGTAACATTTTTCGGTATCATTGTTAAAGAACTCATACAGAGCTTTTCCAGTTTCCTTATCATATAATGCTTGATTGATTATAACCGCCAACTTTCCTGACATGATATCATCAAAAGCAACTTTAAACGTTTCAGCTGTGCTTTTGTTTTTGGCGGTAAAAATAAAACCAAATTTAGCAAGCGCACTTGCAACATCATGATTAGATAACGCCATGGCAACTCTCTGCGCGTATGAATTTATCAGATCTCCGATACCGCACCAGTCAGGCGCTAATTTGACAATCTCACACTCTTCACCTATAACCAAGTCACCATTAAAACTAGCGTCAAAAGCTGGGTTAGCAACAACATAGTTAGTTGGTTGATACTGCACATCGAACCCATAAGGGTTTCCATGCTGCGGAATGATTCCAAATCTTGCTGTATTCATAACGCAAAAGTTTCCTTTTAAAAACAGTAAAGGATAAATATAATTTTTCGCCCAGTTTGACGGCATACCATCAAAAATGATAAGACTTTCTGCACGTTGCAAAAAGTAGCGAAAGTAAGTTACATAGTCCCATGTGTTGTTAATGTGAATCATGTTTGGATTTTGTCGCGACTCATATTCATTTATGATTGGGCTTGATACACCTTCGCCAACGTAATATCCACTATATACAAAAGGTTTCATTCTATAAACATACCCCCATTCAAAAAGTTATTTATAACCTCTTTTCCTATCTCTGTTGCAGAACTCATTACATCTGCATTTTCGCACTGTAAAAACCCAGATAAACCAGATAAACTAATCTTTTTACAAACTGGATATCCAAAATGTTCATAATCACGGTTGGGTTGATTGGCAAAAATCGCACGTAAAGCTATTACGTTACTACCTACCATTGTACCACCACTGCCGCCGCTTGTTTCAACAGTTGGGGCGATAGTAGAAATTCCAGATTCAATTGCAGAAACACCACCTAAAATGTTATGCGTTGCAAACGAAAACGCGGCATTGAGTGCACTTGATACAGTTCCTATTACATTTGTAGAGCGTGAAGAATAACTGACAGGTGCACCACAGTTTCCTGTCGCTGTGAAAAGAAGTACGCTTCCAGCTTTTACAGTAACAAAAATAGCCCCGTTTATATCGACAGAATATTTTATCATTAGTTCGCCAATATTTGCAAGCTCTTTAGCTGATAATCGCATAGTTCCGATAAAAGGCAATGTTAAAACGTATTGTGTAAACGGTTCATATAACATGTATTTATGTGTTTCGCTTTCGCTGTGGTGCGGAACTGCTAAAGAGACAGTATGCGTAAACACTTCTCCAGTTCCTACGTCTCTGCCGCTATAAGCTGTAGCTACATACCCCAGTACAATTTGCGTAGGTGTTCCATCTGTAACATTAAACGGAACCCATATTGCGCTTTGTAAATAGTCTTGCGGGCGAACTATTTCTTTTTTCACATCTTTAGGTGTTTCAAGAATTGTGTTTAAACCGTTTAAATAATCAGGTGAATACAAATATTTGGTGACAGCTTTAAACGTTGCAGGATGTAAAGACAAAAAAGAATTTTCGCCATTACCTATAATACAACATAAAATCGAGCCTGTTGTTGAAGTTGGTAAAGTTGCAGTTGATTGTGAAATAGTTGGCTGTGCAGTCGTTGGAAACATTGTGTCTATCAAGTATCTGTTAAAATTTGCAACATTAGAGGATCTTGTTACATACATAGAGTTACTTAAAATTTCATCCTTGTAACTCGCCAAATAATCACAAGTACAAGAAATTTCATATGTTGATTCTACATATGTAACATCATTGATAAAATAATATCTACCAAAAGTTTCACAGTAAGCAACATTCCAATCAAAAGGAGAAACACCCTGCAAAATAAAAGTTGGTTTTTCTACAGATGTACCACTTTTAAGCACACATGTTGCAGTCTCTGATAATGTTGGTTTTTTCGTACTATTTACTCTTTTGTCTGATTTTCCGAATTTAACTTCAAATGCCATGTGTACCCCCATTCAAGAAAAGGGGCTTGAAGCCCCTTTGTTTAATCAAGTAAAATCAAAATCGCATTTTCTGTAAAATCAACTGGAGTTTTAAATGTGTAATGATTCCAACCGTTTCTGTATCCAAAACGTGCGTTTAACGGTTCTGTGGCACTCCATTGATCGACAGGTACAATTCCTAGTGTGTCAATGTCCATCATAAGTCCTAAAACGTTCTCGACAGTCTTGTTTGTAAGTGTAAACTTACTTGTACCGTCTGCCTTTACACCTTCTGCGCTACCCTTGATGGTCATTGGATTCTCAGGATCGGTCCAGAAAGTAACTTTTTCATAATCGCCAAGGTCTGCCTTTTCTGGATGGAAAAACTCAGATCCATTTGATTCAAAATAGTTACCAAATTTAGAAACAAGGTAAAAGCGTAAGTCACTAGCGTCGGTGTGTCGATTTACAACTTTTCCTGTAAAATCTCCGTGAAAACGTGTTCCGCGAATAGCAAGGTTTTCTTTTAAGGTTTTCATCTCGGCAGAAAGCCAAACCATAAACGGTCTGAAGTCAGCAGGGTTCATGATTGTTTTTGCTGTCATTGCGAGACCTGTTTCAGCGTTATATTTTGTTAACGCATGAAATACTTGTGTTTTCTTACACATGTTTCCTGCTGTCGGTGTTGCACTGCCAGCATCCGCAAGGATAAGCGCCAGGTTTGCAAGCTGCGCTCTGGCGATATTTTCCAAATCAATTTCATAAATGTTTGAGAATTCAGTCATTAACATAGAGAAGTATGACGCTACTCCTGCTTCTGAATCAAACGCAGCGTTGATTTGATTCTTATAAATAGTATACTTTCTCGCAAAACTCTGACCACCACTTGCAATTGTAAGAAGTACGTCATACTTTACTGGTTTAGTTCCAGCTTTCCAGTCTTGACTTGCTTCTGGTTTAGCAAGCTCAACATTTATATTCCATTCATCATTGTCAAGGTTGGAATCGTTAACGATCGGAGTAAACTTACGAATATAGTTTCCATATCTTTCTGTATCCCAAACCATACCAGAAAGTTTTCTTGAATATGGACGAATTGAAAAAATTGTCTTTGCAAGAACGGTAGGAATAATCTGGTAAAGGTTGTCGTCTTCGCGATCAAGACCCATTTTAAAAGTATTCTGCATTTGGCCAAAACTTAAGTTTTGTCCAGTTTTTCTACCTGTGTATTCCTCGTACATGGTATTGAGAATCGCAGAAATTTGTGTATAATTTAAACTTGCCATAGTCTACCCCCCTTTAGAAAAATCTACTAATATCTGTCTTGTCGTTTGAACCGCCGTAATTAGTCTTACCATTTGCTATCTGTTGTGCTTTTACAAGTGCGGAGGCAAACTTGTCATAGTCAAACGAATTATCTTTCTTCTCATCTGTCTTCTGTTCTTTCTTCTCATCTGGCTTCTGTTCTTTCTTCTCATCTGGCTTCTGATCTGAAGTAACGTCAAACGCTGTAATTTCTTCTTTACTGTATCCTGCATTTACAAGCTTCAAAATCTCATCAATTTTCATATTTTTAACCTTCTTTCTTTATTTGTTGACAGCTGTAAACAGAATCGAACTGTTCCCTTATGATTCAAAGTCATATGCGCTAACCATCTACGCTATGCAGCAGTAATAGGCGGTCTGTTTGTCGTCCCCGACTTGCACACGCTGGCTAGCGTTTGGATAGTGCAACCGCCTATTTATTATATAACATTTTATATATTGTTTGTCAATTACAACTTTATAGAATATCATACCATGATACACAATCAAACGATGCTAAAAAATCGCACTGTGTTTCATAGTCTGAAAATGTTATGTCGCCACTTATAAACATTGGCTTTAGGTACTTTTTACTGCTTGTTTGCCACCTCTCTAATGATGATGGAGAAGCATCAAAAACATCATCGCAATGAGACCGCATAGGTTTAGTTACATAAAACTTAAAGTCTGACTTATGCAACCACACGGAAAACAAAGGTGTTTTCATATCGTGCGTATACTCTTTTAAGTTTTGGTGTCTTACTCTGTCATCTTCCAAATCCATGAATTCGTTATCAAGTTCCATTTTCGCTCTGCCTTTTGGAAGATTTCTATAAAAAGCGTTTTGTCTCTTTTTCTCTGAAATAGGAGATTTAAACGGAATTATAAGGGTTGTTTCACACCTATCTACCTGTGTGATTTCAGTTCTTTCTTTTACTGCTTTATAACAATCTGGGATAAGGCGATATCCAATTAAAATATTAGACATAATTGCATTAGAGTTCCCAAAAAACCAAGTTCTTATTTTTTCCGTTTCTGAATCAGGGCGGTTTCTGAAAAGGACTTCCATAATATTTTTATATGCCTGAAACTCATTTTTTATAGGGCGGTCGCCTTTTTGTGGTATAAACTCGTCAAAAATTACATCATAAAATCTTGTAAAGTCTATACCAGTTTTATTTTGAAAAGTAGACAGCGAAACACCTACTATAAAAGGTTTATCGTTTTGCATGTCCTCATCTGTCATATATGCTTTGCCATAACCTTTTTTGTCGTTATATTTCAACCGAATATCTTTTCCGAACCAGTCAGGCTTAACAAAGTCGCCTATGGTTGAAAAACTATTTTCAAGTGCAACGTTTGTTCTACGAACATACAAAATCGGATAGTGCCCATCATTCCAGATATCACATATTAGGTGAGATTTTCCAATACCTCGGCCACCTATTATATTAATATAACGTTGTCCAACGTCGCATATATATTTATAATTCAAATATCCGTTTTCTTTATACAAACTCATATTATCACCTCTTTAACTTAAAAAGGAAGTCAAAATTGACTTCCCTTTTGATGCGAACAACTTGTTTTCCATCCCTCCACACCCTACCATTATAAATTAAACAAGCTCAAAATTCATATAAGTTCTACCTGCTTTGCTCTGTGAGCGTGTCAGCTTAAACTGTAAATTGTAAGTGCCCATGAAATCATATGCACTTTCTGCTGTCTTGATCACAGTTGGACTCGATGTAGCAATTGTTACAACTTCGCCTGTCTCAATGTCAGTATGATAAAAAACAGCAAAGTCTTTATCGTCATCTGTTGTGTATCGTACGTAATCAGTTACGTTTACAATACTATCATCTGGTAAATTTTTCATCAACAAATGATTATCATTCGCCATCTTAAACATTTCTTTCTTATCAAATTCTCTTGATTGTCTTTCAATTCTCATTTTCGTTATCCTCTTTTCTTTATTTAAGGGTATTATCCTTTACAAGTATATAATAACTTATTTACAAAAGTTTTGCAATTAAAACGTTATTTACTCAACTATTTCATCAACTATGGTGTAATTCTTTATTTGGTCGTCTGATAACCCTATCTCATAATCGCGTGCTATCATACAACTATAGCCTGTATACTCCGTTATTGCTTCTTTTCCTTGATAATCAACAACTTTTGTTTTTGTGATGGTATCACTATCATTGTACCAGATCTGAAAACCCCCACTATTTTTAATCTTAAACCCATCTCTAAAGTTATCAAGGTTTTTTATCACTTCAACACCTCTTGATTTTTTGACACCAGATATTGTACAGCCAAAATAGGTTTTATCCTTTGTTTCTTTATAAGCATTAAAACAGTATTTTTTTGCCCCTAAAGTTTTAAAATCTTTGTATTCGGGTTCGTACATATTTTCAGATTTTACATCGCTTTCGCAGTCAAAATATCCGATATAATATTTTTTGCCGTCAATGTCGACAAAACTATTAGTTTTTTCGCAAAGCTCATATATCCAATTATTTAATGCTGTCAATTTGTCAAAGTTAAAATTAGTTGCTTTGCAACTATCTGTATCACAGTAAATATATGAACTTTCCGCACATGCTAAAATCCTACGCAAATGCTTTCTTGCGTGGGCTGTTGTATATACACCCCATACATAAGGCAAAACGCTTTTTTCACTTTGCTCTTCAATGCTTTTTTCATCTGGTATTGAAAAGCCGCTTGTATCAACCTTTTCTTTATATGCAGTATCATTTTCATACCGTGCATATGAAAATTCTTGCCATTCGTTTTCTAAATATACCATAATAGGGTGTATAGGATCTGTTGCCGCCATTCCATATATACCATTTAATTTATTTTTGGCTTTCATCAAGTCGTACTCTGCTTCTTCCCTCTCTTTACTATTTGGCGTGGTGTGCTTTACAGCAATTTTAAGTTTTGTTTTTGCGGTAAAATATTCCATAATTACACTTCTTACATCGTCTGGAATGTATCCATACCGTGCTGTATAGAGACTATCTTCTATAATTTCAAGGGTATCAAAATCGTAGCATTCTTCTATTATCGAAAAATCTATATCAGTCACTGTTGTTTCAATTTCTGCAGCTTTCCACACTCTACCATTGTCAGGGTCGACACCTTGTAAATTACGGCATTTGCTTATAGATAGATACGGATTGTATTGATCTTCTTTAAGTCTTACGTTTGTAAGTTTTATTTGTGCTATCCAAGCAAGCTCTTTACTTTTTATGTATTTTAAACATTTTGCTGTTACTGGCATTTTTGTAAAAGCTGTCATTGGAAACTGCATCAAAAGAAGCATAGCAGGATACATACTACTTGCATCAAAACTATAAACGTCATGATATATTTTCGCGCACTTTATCATGTTCGCGTGAGTATCACCACCACGGAAAGCCTCCTTTAAAAGTTTGTATGTTTTGTCGGTTAAAGCTAGCTTTTTCTTTAGTAGTCTGGTGGTAGTTCCTTTTCGTATAGCTCTTTTCATGTCACGTCTCACATAAGATGTGCTTGTGAGTGGTACTGTTGCGATTGTATCACCATCTTTTTTGAGCATGTATGTTATTGCTTCCCATAAGCCTAAAGTATCATTGATGATATATCCCCACTCGATAGGATTGATATAGCTTTCGTTGTGTCTTATAAGTGAATAGTCCAAATCTCCGTTTGCTTTTATGTGTACACAGCCCGCCATTTTTTTCGTGAAATTATCAAGCGACATGTTCGTGAGCTTATAACTACACCTCAGTTCAATACCACGCTTCTTTAATCGCCAGACAAGCGGTTTACGTTTACCTGTTGCGAACACTTCGCTATAATCGTTTAAATATCCAATCAAAAAGGAAAATTCAAAAGGTAGATTGTGAACGTAAATTACAAAATAGCGTGATTCGTTAGTTCCATAGTAAGTTTGTATTTTATCAAGCAAAGCAATAAAGTCTTTCCAGTATCGGCCTTGCACTTCTTCACCATCAATACAAGCCGACCACACATACATAAAAGCATCAACAGGTTTTGTCACTTCTTCGCCTTGATCGTCTTTTTCAATCCGTGTCCGTGACGTTGTTTCAATATCAAAAGTTCCAAATTGATCTATATAATACGGACTGTCCTTCTTTTTGCCTAAAGGCTTATGCAAAGAAAAGCCGCGTGACGGCACATAGTCCGTCACTGACTTTACTTCTATATTATCATATTTATTTGATCTATTCAAACATTGAACTATCATAAGTTACAACTCCTGTTTTATATATTTCTTCTGGTTTATTTGCAACCTTTTTTCCCTCAGGTGTTCTTTAAAAAGCTTATGTGCTTGCTTAAACTCACGTGCTTTTTCTTTAGGTGACAAATTGCTATTTTGAATAATTGCAACTCTAAATTCCGCTTGATCTTTTAAATTTGGGTACAAATCTTCATAGTAACTAAACAATTTATCAAGTTCTTTTCTGTTATCAGTTTGCAACGCTTCAGTTAACATTGTTGTAATTTGATCACTACCCAACTTTGCATAATTCTTATCATTTAAGTAGTGCAACGTATTAAAAAGCTTTTCAACAACACTTTTTGGTAGTTTTGAAATATCAATGCCGTAATGCTCTTCAAACTTTTCTGTTCTCTTTTGTTCTACCTCTATACTGCCTTTTGCAGTTGAAGATTTTGCTTCAAGATAGTGCAAAAGCTTGTTTTCAAGCGCTCTCAATTCACGAATTGAAAAGTCTTTATAAACTGCCTTGCCTGTTGACACATAAGAAGCATTATAGGCAACATGCTTATTAAAGTAGTCAACAGCGTCCTGATATCTGAAAAGGGCTGTTCTATCCTCTGTGATTCTGCCTTTTGATATTGCTGTTGTTAGTGTTTTGGCGCGCTTGTTCGCAACGTTGGCAAGTTTGCCGACACGAGCGATATATTCTGACTTACTAGAAGTTGTTTCGATAGAATCATAATGCCAACGTGTGAAATATTTTGCCTGAATTTCTGTCTGTTTCATAACTTGATACCTCTTTTCTTTAATTCTTCTTTTACAATTTCATATTTATAGTTGTGTGGTGTAATTTCTCTAAAAATGTTTCCAATTTCCTTTTCAGTGTAGCCGTGATGCTTCAAAACTAAAACAATGTATTGAACTGCTTCCCGTCCTTCTTTAATACTACATTTAAAACCATTATGCATGTCCTTACTCCATTTTGTAGTCTTAACATCTTCAACAGCTTGCAACAAAACTGCGTATTCCAACATTTCATAAGGTGCGAGCTTGCTATTTATTAATCCGTCTTTAGGTCTTTTCATTTCTTTATATCTCCTTTAGTTTTCTTTTATTGTATCATGGAGTTGTTAACAAATAAAGGATAAATTATGAACAAAGTGCTAACAAATTATTGTTATAGTTGGTATAGAACAAATGTATCAACTCAAACAGATGTATCAATAGCCGAGCTGACAAGCGAGCCAATCGAGCGAGCCGCCAGGCGAGCGAGTGACGATAGAGTTGTCTGACAATTATTAGGGAACTTCTCTTTTGTGTTTACTACTTAAAGAGTATCTC